CTGCTGTAGGTGTACCTTCACCATTTTCTTCTTTCCACATGCGTTCGTTGTCCGCTAGGTCTTCGTCGGTCATGCCTAAGAAACGTTTTAGTGCAAATCGTTTGCTGACAAAAGGCAGTGCAGCCATTTGTGTAAATGTACTGATACGTTGGTTGTCTAATTCTGCTTGACGATATGCGGCAAAGTTTTGTGGACTTTGGAACATCAAATCAAACAAACTGAAGTCAATGTTTACACCTTTGTTGTGCAAATACAGTTTGAATTCTGTATTGAATGTTTCCATCATAGCACCTTGCAGGCGTTCGCAGTACTTGTTGAAGCGCAATTCTTGAATAAATGCAGTGCCTACACGACCGTCGTTGTACTGTGCTTGGCTGTCATCCGCACCAGTGGGTAGATATGAACTTGGAATACGCAAGGCACGCATTAACTTGTTGGTAAAATAACGCAGGTCGTCAATTTCACCTAAATTTGTACCGCCTGGAAGTGTGTCTACTTTACTGCCACGACCTTCTGCGGTCTGTGGAAAGAAGTAATCTTCATTGATACTTAATGGATTGTAACTGCTGTCAATGGCACTGCCACCGCCTGTACTACTAGGAATACGTCTTTGATGTATTTCGTTTTTGACACGCTCAACAAAACTCATGGCCAAGTGACTGGGCATGTTACCCACGTCAATGTAAAAAATTCTACGTTCAGGAGCACGTTGAATACGATAGATAATGATAGCATCTTCAAGCAATTCTTTCTGCTTGTAGACTTTGAATACTGATTCTAATAATGAATTACCAAATGGATAGTTGTTGTCTAGTCCTTCTGATAGAGAAATATGTACAACGTGTTTGGCATCAATGGCATATTCGTTTTGGCTTGTGCTGAAACGTGAACCACTTTGTTGCGGGTATGACCCAGTCATACCTCTTGCGCCACTGCCACCTTGTACATAGGCAGCGCCACCAGGTTGTTGATTTTGATTGTTAGGACTGATTTGTGTTACAACAAGATCTTGAAAGTTTACGTTGATGTCGCGCACAACATATTGTTCAGGTTTTTTACCTTCGCTTTCATTGACAATAATTTTGACAACTTTGCTGGGATCAACATAAAACCATTTCTGTGTTTCAGGATCGCGTATAAAAAATCCGTCGCCGTATTTGAACAAGTTACGTGCAATACGAAACATTCTATTGTTTAGTTGCTGTAGTTTAGTCCATTGTTGCAAGTACTCTTTGAGAATCTTAATTTCTGAATTTGTTGGACGACCTTTGAACTTTAGTGTGAACGGTGTACCGTTTTCTTTGTTTTTTTGTGTGGTAAATTCTGCAAGAATGTCCAAGGCAGCATTGACTTCACTGTCCCAGTCCATGGTATCATACTGCATGTAACGTTCAACACGATTAGGACTGCCAGTGTATACATCTGGAAGATAACTGCTGTAGTTTGTTTTTGCAGGACCCGCACGGCCACCTGAACCCGAAATTGGGCTTACATTGCTTGATTGTGTGTTAACTGGGGAAAAGTATTTTTTCCAACTCATTCAGAATCCTCAAATTATAATTTATTGGCTAGTTTTAGTTAATGCCGGGTGCGCCTTTCGCTTTACCGGTATTGCTTGCTGTATCTCTAGTATTGTTTGCTATTATCACAGCATTAGTATTTAACTTTGCTAACTGGCCAGTCATAGTTTCTAGAGCCTCTCGTTCGGTTGTACGATCCAATTCTTCAAATCTTTTCTTAAAAATGGTAAAACCTTCGTTGAATATCTTAAATTCACCGGTTAATGCATTGATGCCTTTGGTTATTTTACCTAGACCAGTGTCGTTTAAATTTTTAAAAGAAGTGGTCAATGCATTAACTTCACCTCTAAGTAATCTCATCTTTCCAATGCTAATATCAATATTTTTATTGGCAACGTCTGGTATTATCAATTTGTTGTAGTCTAACTTTTCCAGTGCAATAGTCAATTCTTTTATTTGCACTATGGATTCAGCCCGCAACTTCATAGCATCTTTGGAGGTCGCATCTGCTACTTGCGCCGGTGTCGCAGAAGCCGCAGAAGCCGCTTCTGGTTTTTTATTTGCTAGGTATGCTGTTTCAGCGGCTATTCTATCTTTTTTCGCTTGAGTGGCCATATTGGAAAGGCCAACAAAATCTGCAATATTTTCTATACTTCTAGGTATAGCAGATTGTGCTTTTTCTCCAAATGATGCTTGTTTCCAATTCTTTTCATCCTGTTCTAGATCAGGAGCATCGCCTTTACCAACACCAAGTAAACCTGCGCCTGCATCTATGGTGTAACCTGCAACGGCCGCAATGCTAAGACGCTTAACTAATGAACCGGCTGCTTTTCCTTTGGAATACATATCGCCTGCGCCTGGAGTCGGTGTACCTCCCATCTTACCAAGGGCAATTTTGGTAAACATCATGGCCAGTGCTGCCACCACTGCGGGTGCTACAAATAATGCTCCCAAGCCTAAAACTATAGCCGTTGTTAATTTGGGATTTTCTAACATCTTTGTAAACATTGCTTCCAGAATTGGAGCAAGTGCCTTACCTAATTTAACAGCCGCATTTTCCAATGCGCCCATAAAGCCTGCAGGACTATTCATTATTGCTATAAATTCTGTTATAAAATTTGTAATCCCTGTTATTATTACACCAATGTTCTCTTCAACAAATGCAATTAATGGTAGCAATGCCACGTACAATGTATTTCGCAAATTTAACAGTGCTTTGTCAAAGTTTGCTTGGTTTTTAGTTTGATCTGCTAAGGCCTTGGCTTGCTTTTTTTGTTCATCAGTTAATTCTTCACCAATTTTTTTCATGCCCAGCATTGCCGCAATGACATCAAATACCGGTGATCCCAAATTGGCAAATCCTGCTTGAGTTTTACCAGAGGCTTTTGCTAATTCACCCATCCTTACTGCTTCTTCTCTAATTATCGCATTGGCATCCTTTTGAGATATTGTGCCTCTGTTTAACTCTTGTGCGAGTCTTACCAGACGCGGACTGTTCAATGCTATCGACTTTGCCATGTCATTGGTAGCACTGGGTACTCCGTTGTTCAACATCAAATCAGCCATACCGTCTGAAAAATCTTTATTAGCATGAGATAAACCAGCAAAGAAACCTTTTATCTCTGTTCCTTCACCTAACTGAGCATAAAACAGTTTGAATCGTTTATCTTGTGCTTGCTGGTCAAGAAGTTTCTGTGCTTCTTTACGACTCATTCCATGCACACGAGCCAAAAGATCTAATTGTAACAAATGTTCTTTAGTGCCTTCGTTTATCTGTGTTTGATTCATGTTCTGAGCACGACCAAGTTTAGTCTGTATCGCAAGATACCCTGCTGTTAATTCAGCAGTTTCTTCCATGCTGAAACCTAATCGTGCAAGGCCTTGTTGAAATGGGCCTTGCATACTTTTGTTAACCGCAGTAAAAATTCTAGCACCTGCTGTAGTACTTCCACCTAACTGTGCTAACGAAGCACTATTGTCAGTAATGGCTTTTGCAAACACACCCAACGGTAATCCAGCCTGGGCCGCCATATTCTTCATAGTGTGCATACCGCTGCCAAAATCTGCACCTACCGAACTTAATTCTCTGAATATGTCTATGTTTTCCTGCATGGCTTTGCCTACGGCACCGATAATTGGTCCAATAATAGGAATACCACTCAGTGCGTCAGTAAAGTCAGTGACTTTAGGAGTTGCATTACTTAACGCAAAGTTAAGAGTTTTGCCTATTATATTTCCTATGCCTTGTAGTAATCCGCCTAGTTCACTAAGACCTTGCATGAATTTTTTTCGTTTTTCCTTTTCTTCTTCTATGCGTTTGTTAAGATTATCCCTACGATCTATTTCATCTTGTATGGATTTTCGATTTTTATTATTTTGTTCAATGTTTTTTTGTTGTTCTTTAGTAGTGCGTTTTAGTGCTTCTTCGTAGGCCTGTTGTATTTTGGCTGCTTGGCTTTTGTTTGAATTGGTGGCCAAAGTGGCTTGAAGCAATGCATACAATGTTGCTTCAGTTGCGGCATTTTCTAACAAAATTGGTTGCCCGCCTAGTTCACCAGTGACTTCAGCCATAATAATTTTTCACCTAAAATATGCGCATATAAATACTATGCGCTACTTTATTTATCGGAGTTAAAAATCGTGGAAAATATCAGACAAAATCCTTTGCACAAGTATTTTAGACAGCCTAAAATATATCTTAGATTACCTAGTTCAGGAAATTTCTATCCTGACGGGGCAATAGAAAAGACAGAAAATGGAGAATACCCTGTTTATTCCATGACTGCAAAAGATGAAATCGTAATGAAAACTCCTGATGCATTAATGAATGGTCAGGCAACTGTTGATATAATTCAAAGTTGTGTGCCTAACATTAAAGATGCTTGGCAAGTTCCTAGCATAGATCTCGATGCCATACTAGTGGCAATACGTATTGCTACTTACGGAGAAATGTTGGATGTCAGTACCACGGTTCCTGGATTAGATGAAGAGCGTACCTACGAAACTGATTTAAGATTAGTTTTGGATAAACTAATTAATGCTACATTTGACACTGTTTGTAAAATTGACGACACATTTGAAGTTAGAATACGTCCGTTGAACTATGCAGAGTTTACTAAAAATTCCACTCGTAGTCTAGAAGAACAACGTATAATTCAAATTGTCAACGACGACGGATTAGACGATGCAGTCAAACTTGAAAAGTTTGCGTTGAGTTTTAGAAAATTAACAGAAATTACCATTAACATGGTAAGCGCAGGTATCATGTCTGTGAGTACTCCCGAAGGCGTAGTAAGCGATCCTGAATTTATTCAAGAGTTTGTCAACAATGCCGACAAGAACATTCTAACAAGCATCATTGCTCACTTAGATGAACAAAAAAAGAAATTCAATATTGAACCTTTTAAAGTACAATCTTTGCCAGAAGAAATAGAAAAAGGTGCACCTGCAGAATTCGAAGTACCTATCACCTTGGACAGTTCAAATTTTTTCGCGTAAGGCTCCTTAGCCTTAGTCTGAATGAAGCATTGGACATGATTAAGGGGCTTGATAATCAAGTTAAAGAAATCAAAAACGAAATCTTCAGACTATGTTGGTACATGCGTGGTGGCGTCACCATCGATGAAGGGTTCGCCCTGACCTATGATGACAGAGTCATCATCGCTGACATTATCAAAGATAATTTAGAAACTACTAAAAAAACACAGATGCCGTTCTTTTAAACGGCCACTGCAACTCGTCTACGTCCACGTTGTGGAGTAGAAACTCTGACACTAGATTTTGGTGCAGATGCTGTCGCTGGATTAGCCATTTGAGCCTGTGCCGCGTCAGTGGCTGCTTTTTGTTTTTCAGCCCTTATCTGTGCTGGTGTTTGTGCAACCGGTGTTGCTGGCACTGGATTGGCTTTCATCTGTGCCTGTGCCGCGTTGGCTGCTTGGGCTTGCTTAGTTGCACGAATCTGTGCAGGAGTCATGTTGCTGGTGTTAACAGGCGTTGTAGCAGTTGCGGCATTTTTAGAAGCCTTGGCAGGATTTTGCAATGCTGTTTGTGTGGCTGTAAGAATCTTGTTAAGATCTTTCTTTTTCATCTGTGGAATAACTTGCAACAATGCTGGAATACTAAATGGCTGATTTGTAGGTGTTTGTGTATTGGGTGCTTGTGCGCCGGGAGTCGACTGTTGTGCTTGATTAGGCTGAGTTGACTGTAGTGTAGTCTGTGTGGCAGTATTACCACCAGCACCTGCTGTAGCATCTACAGCGCCACCAGCACCGCCAGACCCTTTAATATATTCTTGTGCAGTTTTATTAAGAATAGCAAACACTGAATCTTTGTCAGCACTGCCAGTGAGGTTAGGAGGTATGTTTTGTGTAGGAATTCCGTTCTTCAACATAAAGTCTTTGAGATCGCCCAGTGTGGCTTCACTTTCAGGACGGCCAGCAGTTCTCAAATATCTTTGATATTCTTTATAATAACGGTTGGCAAATTGTCCAACATCTGCTTTACTGTCCAATTGCCCAGCCCATGTCTTTAATCCAGCGGCACTTAATGCGGCTGCACCAATACGCTTTGCGGCTTGTCCTAACATACCAGCAGGACCCTCAGCAATCTGTCTATTTTCAGAAAGAATTTCTATCGCTTTCATTCACTTCTATCCTTAAGATACAATATTTAGTATCAAAATAGATGAACTACGTTCATCTGTTCTTCGCTTGCGCTCGAACTATTCGTCTTCTTTTATCGATTATAGGAATTAATTAAGTGCGAAGCACATTAAATATTATCTAGATTGTGTAGTCACACTTCGCCCTGGCGGGCAAAGTTATTTTGAACATTATCTGAGTTGAGCAGTTCACTTAGCGTTTGCACTATGGTATTTCTACTTGCTTAGGCGGTCATCCGGTACCTAATCGTGCTGTCTTATCATGACGGCGGCATACAAACATACGCTAACATGCGTGTATACGTGGGGCGTATTTCCCCTCTTTTAGCCTTTTATAATTGTCTTAAACAGCAAAACCGGTTGTATGTAGGCATATCCGATCTACGTCCTGTCAAGGATAGTTGCTGAGTACTGTTGCGGCACAGATTTCCGTCCCTGAGACCCGAGGTCCAGTTGTTCTTAGACACTTGATATAAGCCAGTGCAAGCCAAAAACCGCTTTATTTTGCCTTAGATTGTTCTAACAGCCGCTGCCTAAGTATGTTTGAACCGCCTACTCTGACGTTGATAATACCGTTATAGTAGTCATTGCTTTCCAGTACTCTGCGTTCAAACTGTTCTCTTGCCTCTAGATATGACATTTCTGCCTTGGACATGCAATAGTAAAGTATTTCTCTTGTGAAATTTTCCGGACCTAGTGCTTGGACATCTGCATTGAGCCTATCAGATGAACCATAGTAGTCGCGCCAATCGCTTTCTACTACACTTCTTCTTTTAAGTTTTTTGCCTTTGAGTGGTGGTTTGGTGCGTTTAAACTGTGCTAGTTTTTTGCCTATGTATTTTTGTCCGGTTTGTAGATTCGTAATAAGATACACAAAGCCAATATAGCCTTCTGGAATCTCTTCTACGGGTTGATTTTGATACGTCCACAGCACAATGTTAATTAGTGTCTGTGTCGTCCTTGGCCTGTTCTTTTTGGCGTTGCCTGTCTATTTTTCTTTGCCTGCGTTCGCTGGGTTCCGTGGGCTCGATGCCCAACATGGGATTCCCGTGCATTTTAATTCTTGTGTCTTGTATCTCTCTGCGCCTGTGTTTGATCAGTGGTGAAATGTCGTTGAGAGCCGCACGAGCATCTCTAGCACTTTGAATATATCCAAAGTTTTCAAATTTCTCGTTGGCTGTACAGTATCTAATAAATGCCTTGACAATTTTGTCATGCAAACTGTCTTCTATTTCGTCACTCATGAATTTCTATGTCGTTGCTATAACTGGTAAAACCGTTTTCTTTAATAACTCTTAATACATTGTTTACTCTACCGATCAGTTCATCTCTATGACTGATCAAGTAAATGTTTTTATGTCTTTCACGACCCATCTTTTTCAATATACCCAGACTGCCTTCAACACCGGCAGCATCCATACCTGAATCAATAAGTTCGTCAATGAACAACAAGTTGATGTTTTGATACAAACTTTCCCACACGTCACGGAAACTCCATGACAATCCAAGTATTAACCGATTACGTTCGCCGCGACTCAAATTATCAAAGTCTAGATCCTGCCCCAACTGTGTGATCTCAACACTCAAGTCGTTTTGGAATACCACGCTGTGCGGAAGACCCACCTTGTCAAGATAGTAGGTTAATCTGTTGTTGAGATAAGCAAGATTTTGATCAATAATTTTCTTACGAATAAACGAATCTTTGTTGGTCAACAGTTTTAATAAAAATTCTTGATGATCTTTCATCAAGGTCAAACTGTTAACGGAGTCCCACGAAACATCTTGCAGTGCAGTATTTTCTAAATCTTCTATTTGTTCTTGATAGGTATCTAGTTCATTGCGTTTATTTTCTAATTGAGTACCTAGATTTTCTAAATTACTGCGATGATTGTATGCTTCGTCCAATGTGTCATAGAAAGACACTGGTCGTCCGTTGATATCTCCAATACCGTCCAGTTCTTTTATTACGACTTCTAATTTTCCAGCAACATCGGACATGTATATAT